GCTCCGCTGGCTGTCCCCCGCGACGTCCAGAAGATGACCTTTGGCGACGATGCGATCATCCGCACGGACAACCCGGACAAGATCAAGCGTGTAGGCATCGACGTCCCTCAGGCGGCGATGCAAGAGATGCAGGTTCTGGAGTCCGAACTCCGGACCGGAACCCGCACCCCTGAAGCTCGCTCGGGTAACATGGATGCCTCGATCATCACCGGTCGTGGCGTACAGGCCCTGATGGGCGGCTTCAACACGGTCATCACCACAGGACAGCAGGTGATCGGCGAGGCGCTTCGCGTCGCGCTGAACCTGGCGTTCGAGATGGATCAGGCCCTCTGGCCTGGAGAGAAGAAGACGATCCGTGGAACCGTACAGGGCAGTCCGTTCGAAGAGACCTACACTCCTTCAAAGGACATCGACGGCGACTATACGGTTGACGTCACTTACGGCTTCGCTGCTGGACAGGATCCTGCCAGGGCGATCGTGGGGCTTCTCCAGCTCCGAGGAGATCAGCTCATCTCCCGAGACTTCTTCCAGCGCCAGCTGCCGATGAATATCGACGTTATGGCGATGCAGACTCAGATCGATAACGAGCAGTTCACAGACGCCATCAAGCAGGGGATCATGGGATACATGCAAGCGATCCCAACCATGGCTTTGCAGTCGCAGGGCATGTTCGATCCCGTCCCCGAGCTCCAGAAGGTGGCCAAGCTCATCGAGCTGAGGGAGAAGGGCAAGTCAGTAGCTGACGCCGTCCTTGAGGTTTTCAAGCCCAAGGAGCAACCGGCCTCAGCGCAGGCACAGGACCCCCTGGCTGCCGCTCTAAGCGGCGTTCAGGGCGCTGGTGGACCTGGAGGACCCCCTGGCGCTGGAGGGGCTGGAGGCGGCCAACCAGGGCCGAACATGGCGGGCGTGACACCGCAGCAAGGTGAGCCTCAGGGACGAGACCTTATGGGTCTCCTCGCCGGGCTGAACAGTAAGGGGCAGGCTCAGATGTCTGCTCAGACGCGGCGCCAGTCGCCTATCTGATAAGGAGAATCCATGGGCCTGAACCAGGTTCACAGTGGCTCCGGCCACGAGGGCAACATCTCCGGCGGCTGGTTCGCCGGTGACCACAGCCCTGAAGGGGAGTTCGGCTCCCTCAAGGGGCGGGCGCTTGAGGCGCCCGAACTGTCGTTCTACGACCAGGATGGCAACATCGGTCCGGACCGACTCAACCAGGAAGTTGCTCCCCACAAGTGGGAGGCTACTGGGCCTGTCGAGTCTGGCCAGTTCGACCCGGACGCGCTGACTCGCGGTACCGACAAGCACATGCCGAAGTGAGCGGAGGGTAGGCTATGGCAGACGTTGCTGGCCCCGGCCAGTTCAGTAAGCGCACCGACAAGGCTGTCGCTGAGGCGAACCGTAGCCTACCCAACGCTGGCTATGGCGAGCAGCAGGAGTACCAGACTCAGGAGGGCGGCGCCAAGATGGCGCAGTCCCCTGGCGGAGGAGCGAGCTTTGGCGACCTTTTTGGGGATGCTAGTTCCCGCGTGATACCTTTTGGGGATCCTACTACTCAGCCTGACACTCCCGTTACGGCGGGTGCTGCGAGCGGTCCGGGCGCGGGCCCGGAAGCGCTGAACCTCCCTGATCAACAGTCCGAGGATCTTCAGAAGCTCCAGAACTGGATGCCGGTGCTTGAGTTCATGGCGAACCAGCCTGGCGCTTCTTGGGCTATGCGGAACGTGATTCGACAGGTGAAGGGGAAGCAGTGATACAGGGCGGCCTTGAGTACCAGTACGGTGGCCAGTGGTTCGACGACATGGGCGCACTGGCCCTGACCTTCAGCGACTCACCCACGATGGGCGTAGAGCTGGCCAACGCTCCCGTTGGCCGAGACATGATCAACTCCATGGCGAAGAATCTCATGGGTAGCAACATACCTCCGTACCAAGACGAGCCGGGGGTTGTCGGAACGGAGGCGTGAGATGGCTGGCGATGTTTCCCCCAAGGATCTTCAGACCCTTCAGGATGGTTTGATCGATGGCATGATCACCCCGGAGAACCTGCCTGGTAACGTCCGCGATGCGGTCTACCAGTACATGGGCGGCCAGGGTGTGGACATGTCCAACCCGAACTCTCAGATCACTCAGGCTCAGCTCGCCGCCCTGAAGCAGCAGCGCGAAGCCAACGATGGCGGCATCTTCGACTCGAAGATCTTCAAGCCGATCGAGTGGGTCGGCTCCAAGCTCTACCAGGCGTACAGCGCCACAGTTTCCCCCGCCGTTTCCTTCGCGGGGATCGAGATGAGCACCTTCCTGAACGACATGAACCCGACTGGGTATCAGGGCAAGGACTACATGCACGACCAGGGCATGGGGTTCTCTGACGCGTGGGAGCTTGCTCACCACCTTAGCCCCGGCCAGTCGTGGACCCTGCTCACCCAGACTCCGGGCGAACGTCAGAAGGCGGGCGTCCTGCCGCAGGATATCCTCAAGCAGGAGCGAGAGGTAGCTAAGGGCACCTTCAAGGGGACCGTGTCTGCTGCCGATCCGTTCGGCACGATGACCAACCTTGACAAGTACTTCGGCGACGGGGCTGCTAAGTACGTCTCTGGTGGTGCCGACCTCGCCATCTCCTGGGAAGCTGACCCTCTGGTTCTCGGTGGCAAGACTCTCGGTGCCGCTAAGCTCGGCCTGATCACTCGGCCTGTCGCGGGGAGGATAGCCAAGGAGACTGCTCAGGTCACCAAGGGCGCTCCGGCTCTCACGCCGGAGATCGCTAACCAGATGGCTTGGGATAACTTCACCACGAAGCAGCCCTTCCAGAAGCTGACCGATCACTTCATGAACATCAAGACTGCAAACCCCGACACGGCGGCAGCGGTGATGCTTCGTGAGCCTACGCTTCGGAAGTCTGCCAACGGTCCTGCGGTAGCTTCGCTACTCTCGCAGGCCAAGGACCAGACCGAGGTTGCCAACGTGCTGCGCGTCAGCATGGGTGACAACGTGGCGAACGAGGCCTTGAAGGTTCAGAACGGTGAGCTGGCCTACCAGATCAACCAGATCCAGTCTCGGTTGTCCAACACCTCGACTTACTACAACGGCCTGTCCGACGCTGAGAAGATCAGCCCGATGGGCTTGCGTGCCAAGTCTCTGATGGATGCCCAGACTCGCGACATCGCAACCCTGGATCAGCAGAGCCAGATCGTCTCTGACAAGATCAAGGCGTTCGGTACGATCGGTGACATGAACTTCAACAGAGTCACCACTGCCGCTGGTCTCAAGATCAGGAACGCTTGGGAGCAGTCGCGTCAGTGGCAGCCCATGAAGGACGGCGGCTTCATCGGAAGCCGCGTCAACAACATCTACAGCCTCAGTCTCGGCGGGGTTGTGAAGCTGGCTCACACCTACAACGACATCAAGCCTACGCACTATATCGACGTGAACGATGACATGGGCTACAAGCAACTCAACGCCAGCCTGATGGATGTCAAGTCGCTCACGCCCCAGGCTCGCGACATGTACGTCTCCCAGTACCTGAACGCCACGCCTGCCGACCGCCCGATGATCCTTCAGGGGATCGAGCAGAAGATCGCCCACAACATCGTGGACAGGTACAACCTGCGTACCGGCGAGGACATCTCTCACGAGGTGGCCAACGGCCTGTACCGAGAAGTTGCCGCCAAGCGTGGGTCCGCCCAGGGCGCCATGCGACAGGAGCAGTTCGGTACTGCCCAGGTCGACAACCCCGACCTGCCTGGTACCACGATCCGTGTGGACGAGATCACGCCAGATGGCGGAAAGACGGTGGTCACTCCACTGCTCCGTAGCCAGATGGCTAACGGTCACAGCATGATGGACTTCAAGCTGTTCGAGAAGGCGATCAACGCCAACGCTTCCACTTGGAACAAGGCGCTCCTTCAGAGCGGTACCGGGTGGACCAAGGCTGTCGGCCTGGCTGACTACGTCGGTACGCTGTGGAAGTTCTCCCAGCTGTTCCGCCTCGGCTACGGACCGAGGGCGCTCTCAGATGACGCTCTTGGTCAGGTGGCCCGGTTCGGCCCTATGGCCATGATGGACCGTGCGATCAAGGGTGGCAAGTACTCCTGGGAAGGGCTGCGTCGAGCAGCCATGCCAGACAACTACTTCGAGGCTGCCGCAGCAACCCGGTCGAACTTGGAGATCCAGATCTCCGACCTGGAGGCTCAGCAGCACCGCATCCAGCAGGACATGAGTCTAGCTCGGAACGAGGGGCGCAACCACGATGTGGTCGCCCACCAGGACGAGCTCAACGTCAACATGGATATGCTGGCTGATGTTCGCAAGACCTACGCTGATATGGACTCGCTCGTCAAGGGCGGTCAGGCCATGAAGCACCAGGAGATCGGTGGTCAGCTCTTCTCGCCTGCTTATGCGGGCGCTCAGGGTGGACTCTTCCGAGACCTGGCCAGCGGGGAGAAGAACTTCCAGAACATGATGGG